TTCCAATAATGTCAAATGCTTTTATTTTTATAGTCCTGTCAGTATTAAAATTAACAGGCAATGTAAAAGTCGTAGAACTTACCTTACCTAGACTTGTAGCATCATCAAAAATTTCATATTCTTTAATAGCAAATTGACCAGTTCCTAATGTTGGTTCTGTCCAATTAATGATTAAATTATCATCTTTATATTCATGTGTAATTGTATTTATATCAATTGTTGGTGGATTATTTATTGTGACAGATGTTGTTCTAGCATTTGCACTTACATTTCCATCAGAATCTACAGCTTTAATTGAATAAACTTTTGCATTATCAGTTTTACTGGGCAGAGTTGGTACGAGAATATTAGTTGTATTAAATTCTCCAATTAAAGTTCCAGTATTGTAATTACTACCCTCTTTAATTATGTAACCTCTTATATCTAGATCACTAAAGCTTGGAGGTATAGCTACTATTGGAGTCCATGATAATTGTATTCCTAAATTAGGATCTATTTCTCCTGCGAATGTATCACTTACCCTACTAGGGGGTGTATTTTTACCTTGAACTGTTAAAGAAGTCTCTAAAGTATCTGTTGATTTCCTTCCTGATGCACTTATGCTTTTAATTTTAAAATTAAATATAGAACTTGTGGCAGTATTCACATTTACATCATCAATATCAAAACTAGGACTTTGAGTCGTTACAACAATTTCTGATTTGTTGTCCTGATTGTAAATAAGCTCATATTTATTTACACCGTCAACAGGTTTCCATTGAACTATAACTCGAACTTTTACTTGATCTCTGTATTTATAAAGAGATTCAATTGGATAATTTACAGTAGTACCATCTGATAAAAGTGCATTTGCAAAATTTTCTGGTGCTGTAGGTATTTCATCAAGGTTCGTAATATCACGATGTTGTAAAGTTTCAAGCTGTTCTACCACTCCATATTTACTTTCATTATGTGAAACGGCTGAAATGTTAAAAGTAAAATCATCTCCTTCTTCTACAGCAACAACTTTAAATTGATTTGAGCTTATAGTTTGACTTGGAGTTCCGGTTGTTTCTAAAACCCATATACTTCCTATATTTGGAATCTTATTTTCAAAAGTATCAATATAATCAGGATTTTCTTGTAAAGTCTCTAAATATGGTTCATTGTTATTTGAATCTTTTATTTTTATTTGAAATTTACCATTAATAGTTATTTTTTTATTAGTAGGATCAATAGATTGAACTGCTTTTTTACTTACTTGACCATTAGGCATAATGACACTTACAAAACCACTTAAATTTGGCAAATTACTTTGATCAGTTGTAATAACGTGATTACTTCCTACTGTTTGCATATTAATTATTCTTCCTGCTTGTCTTACACCACTTTTCACCTCATCTTGAATTTCAATTAACATTCCCGGTCTACATAAAGCTCCTGCTTCCAATGTTGTTGTAAAAGTTACAGTTTCTATTTCTGTCGCAACTGTAGTTAAAAACCATTTTCCAAGTCTTCTTGCCTGTGTTCTTGATGTCACTCCAAAACTATCTATATTTTTAGAAATAGCTCCATACTTATTTATTTCATCTTGATTAATAACTTCTTCATAAGCAGCATCTCGTAATTCATTATCAAAATATTTAACTACAACTATATTTGCACGAGTTTTTTGTGATACTCCAGAATATGTAAAACCGTCTTCAGTTACATTAGTTTTATTAAATAAAAAAGAAGGATCAATACCTTCTTTATCTTGAATCATAGAAATAGATCCGGCAGTATAAAGTGGCATCCCACGAAATACAGAAGACAAAGAATTTATAACCTTAAAAGCATCTTGTCTTTTTCTTAAAACACAATTTAATGAAAATCTTGGTTCTTTTATTGTTTCTACATTTCCATCATTTCTTCTGTCTTTAAAAGTTACAAGTTCTGAACTATATTTACTTATTGCATAAAAAGAATATATATCCAAGTTTGCGAGTTTTACAAATTGACCAGTGCCATATCTTTCTGACAATAAAAGATCTAGCAAGCAAAAAGCAGGATCGTTTGTATATTGTGCTGCTGTAAGTTGACCATTAAAAATATAGCCATTGGGATAATGTATAAATCCAAAACTCTTAATTTGATTTGCATTACTTATACCTAAACTTGCAGCTTGAGTAGCGTTTCTAACAACAACTGGTGTACCAGTTGAGTTTGAAGCTGGTATTCTTACCTTTAAACCATTTATTAAATATGCTCTTTTAGGGATTGAATTAAATTGTTCAGCGTCTATTTTTAACCCTACTAATGCTGAATTTGGATAATTTAATACTCTATTAAATTTACAACTACCATTAACGACATTTTTTGATTCTGTATGTTGAATTTTAAATGACGTAGCATTAACAACTTCAGTGACAGCAAAATTACCATTAGAAGGACCAGTATAAGAATTATTTTTAACTTGATTTCCATTACTAAAAGTAAATTGTTGATTAGATCCCTCAGTTATAAACTCAAATCCTAAACTATCTCCTAAAACTTTTAAATGGTCATCAGTAGTATTAACTATAATATTATTTCCAGTTTGAGAATATGTAGCTTGTATAGGATTATCAAATTCTTTTATTAATTGATAAGAACCTACTTGAAAAGTACTTGTATGATTTATTAAATCATCTGAGCTATTTGCATTAATAGTTGTATCATCATCAGTCAAACGAGAAACTTCAAAAGTAACAGGGAAACTATTTGCTGATATATCAAAATTGTATTGTCTTGTATATAAATCACCAGTTCTACCTTTAATAGTTTCAGTTTTAAGTATTTGAGTGCTTTGTCCACTTTGTTGCTTAGAAAATCTAAACTGAACTTCAGTTCCTAAAGTGTCACCATCTTTATTTACTTTTTGTAGAGCTAAAAACCTCATATCAATTAGCACCGTAGTAACAGACGGATCAGTTATAGAGAAAGATACAGGAGCAGCTTTAGTAACAGTTCTAGTTAAAGAAACAGGTGTTGAGGACGTATTAAATCCTTGTAAAACAGATTGGATTGAAGTGCCGTTGTTTTTTTGTATAGAAACATCTAAAAAATTATCAGTTCCATCAGAATTTTTTAAAGGTGTATTATTTAAAAATATTGACTGCATAAAACTATTAGTAAAACCTCCGGGATCATGTAGCCCTTCTATTTCACCTTCAGATATTAGATCTAAAATATTTGCAAAACTTTTACTATTTAATGAGTCTTTTGCTGTGGTAGGAGTTCGAGAACCTCCTCCTCCTCCTTTACCTCCACCGCCCCCTCCAGAGCCTTTAATAAAATCATTTGTCATTTTGTCTAAATATCAGAAGTTGAGATTTTTGCTGAAATTGGAATAGATCCTGTCAAAACATGACCATAACAAACTGGGACAGCTATGCCCGCCCTAGAAGTATTTTGAACACCACTAAAATTGAATGATTTAGTTGGATCTTCCTCATCTTCTGGAATCTCTGGAGTTGGAGATAATAAGCCTGCAATACCTCCTAAGACTAAAAGCAAACCAATATTACCAACTAAGGCCATGCCAGCAGCACCTCCAGTAAACCCTCCTAATCCTAAATTTAAAGCAGGTGTTAATGCACCTCCAGAAAAAGCAAAAGCAGCACCAATTAAAACTACACCAGCAATTATTCTTCCAACATTACCTGATCCACTAATAACAGGAATAATTTTTATATCACAATTATTATTAGAAAAATTTAATTCTTTCTCATTAATACATTCATCACCGCAATATACTTGATAATTATTTTTAATTATATGTTGTTCTGCCTCCTTGAAATTTGATATTAAAAAACGAACAGCATCAATGGGGCTATTCAAAACTGCTTCAAAAACATTGTTTCCTCCGCAAATATCTGTTAATTCACCGTATAGTTTTATCTTATTTAACATAACGAATCCTTTTTCCGGTACATTTCATGAGCCATTCTCCATAAAAGTCTCTTGAACTTAGTCTACCTTCAATATGATGTAAAATCATTTGATTTTGTAATAGTACACCTATATGATTTAAACCTGTACTGTTAAAAGAGAAAAGTAAGCAATCATTAACTTGCAAGTTTTCTGTAGATTCTAATTCTCTAAAACCAGTATCTATAAAACATTTTTCAAAATATGGATTATCACAAAAATCTTTTGGATTTATTGGTCTATCCCAATCTCGTAATTTAATATTTAAAGTTTCAAAATAGTCTCTTATTAAACTCCAACAGTCATGTATCCCAAAGACATATTCTCTCCCTACTAAAGGTGCTTTATATCCAGATGGTTGGAAATCAAACCATTCATCAAAACAAACCGAATAAATAAACCAAGGCATTTTATATTTTTCGCAAATTGATTTATCTGCTGGAGAAGGGTAAGGTTTTTCATTTGGGTGTGAATGAAAAACACCAATGATAGTACCTATATCAGCTACATCTGCATAATCTTTTGGTCTTATAATAAATGTATGTTTAGGTGAAATGGATATGTTTTTACAAGCTTTATATTTAGTTTTTCCTTTATGTATATAAATTAAACCACAAGCTTCTTCTGGTAAACATTCTTGAGCATGTTTCTTAGCATCTAGCTTCCAATCAAGCATGAAAAGAACCAATCCCCGGAAATTCTCTTGGTAAACATTGTCTTCTTGGTAATTTATATTGTGGCATATCTATTGGGGCTGCAAGTTCAAACTCTACAATACGCCTACTCTCCGTAGATTTCCTATCAATAATAAATATCATATCTTCAAACCTTACATTAGGATCTTCGTCTGGATTACTTGGTGCTGCTGAAACACTTATTGTGTTTCCCATATTATTACCATGTACTGAACATGAATACCTTGCAGCATGATTATTTTGTATGACTGGGTATGTAACAACAAGATCAGTACCAGCAGTTCCCATTGTAGAAACCAAATTTCCTATAGTTATTCGATTCCCAGATGAATCTTTTAAAACAATAGGGTGTCCTGTATTTGTTGAATCTGACTGTATAAATCTATATGTATTACCTTCAACCAAACTTAATGTTGGATTCTTAACACCATTTATATAAAAATAATTAGCTCCACCAACATTTTGAACAGTAACAACATAAGTTATAGTTTGACCACTTAAATTTGTAGAAGATATAAATTTAGCCATCGTTCTGAACCTAGTGACTTTGGCTCCTATTAAATCATTGTGAGGAGTAACACCATTAATTTCAGCAAGTATTGTTGAGACTGTAGATAATAAATTACTGACCCTTAAAGTAGGTCTAGGTAATCTAGATTTTTGACTAGAGCCTTTATGGTCAAATCCTTCTGCTTCAATCGGCATTTGACTGTAAGTATTACCATTAAAAACTAATTCACCTTGCGAGTTCTGAGCAACACCACTATGCCATCTATAAATAGTTGTAATTCCTAATGGATTACCTGTAGCGTAATGTAAGCCTTCAACAAGTTCTAACTCAAATAAATCTATGATTGCCGATGGATTTGTCTGCTGTAGTTCTTCAATAGGTATTGTCATACTTCAAATACTTCTTGAAAAACTAATGAAATATCATATAAGCCTGCTGAAACAACAGTTACAGAAGGATTAGCACATGTAAATTTACCACTTGCACCATAAGGAGGCACATAAGTAAATGCTTTTGCCCCTGAATCTCCTTTTAAAGGATCAGCTAAAAAAGCAAGAATATTATCAGTTGTAGTTTTATCTCTATTTTCAAAACTAAGAGTATATTTTCTTTTAGTTGAGTTAAGTCCGGATCTTAAACGCTGGGCATATCCATCCCCCAGTGAAACTTCTATAATGTCATTTTCAATGTTGAGAGTTGGAGAATAACTTGGTGCGACATCAGAGCCGACTGTTGTAGTATCAAAAGTAGCCATTTATTCGTAAAGAATACCTCCGGGCATTTTTGCTTTAACAAGTTCTGCTTGGATAGCACTGCCAATCATTTTACCTAACTGATTAGCTTTTAAACTGTTTCCTTGTGCAGAAGTGCCACTAGCATTGACCGAAACATTAACAACATTATTACTTGTAGCACCATTTGTTTCAACACCTAGCTTGCCTTGCTTATTTCTTCGTAACGGGAGGATTGCTTCTGGGCCAGCTTCGCCCATAAGTCCTGCCCCATTCGCCATTGGGAAAAGTGTAGGACGGGACACTACGCCCCCGTAAGCGTAAGGTACGATTTTATTTTTAGCCAATACTTGACCTTTAGCTGCAACAGCCGTCACGTTCTGAATTTCATTTCCTGCTCCATCAACAACTCCACCATCTCCAAAGCCTAAGAAGTTTTTTGCACCCATAATTGCTTTAAAGAACAATGCTTTTATAACCATCTTCTGTATGTCTTTAAGTATAGAAACAGTAAGTTCTGCGAAACTAGACTTACCATCAACAACAAGATCCGCAAACGCATCTCCCATGCTATCTATGCCTGTAATAAGACGTTCACCAATATTAGTTTCTAAATCTAATGCTGATTCTGCAAGTTCTGCAAAACTTTCTTTAAAGTTAAAAGCTTCTTGTGTAGCATTAGTTAAGTGTTCAGTTACTTGTTCAAGAGAAAGTGATTGACCATCTATTTCACCTTTTGTTTCTCTATGTATCTCTTTAGCTCTTGCTGCTATCTCTTCTCTTTCAAAGTCTTTTTCTGACATAAGACCTAATTCTCTAAGTATGCTATTTTTTGTAGCTAATTCTTTTTCTTCTAAAGCAAGACTATCTTTATCAAATTTCAAACTAATAGTTTTTTGTTGGTTTATAAGATCTTGTTGATCTTTTGCTGATAATGTCTCTTTTCCTTTTTCACCTTTCTTTTTCTTATTAAACCTGTTTTGAAGCTTCTCTAATTCTATATCTCTCTTAAGTTCTAATTGTTTAAGTGCATCTCTTTTTTCAACAGCCTCGTTTAACTCTTTATTTAGATCTACAAGTTTTTGCGTTCTTACATTAGCACCTTCTAAGGAATCAAATTCAACTTTACCTCCAACTGATGTTAACGTTCCTTCAGCACTTTTTATAAGATCATCTTGTGCATCAATTTCTTCTTTAAGTTCTTTTCTTTGTTGCTCTGCACTAACACTAATAACCTTGTCGGCAAATTGGTTTTGTCCACTAATTAAACCTCCGGACATTGGTAATTCAACAGAAGCTAATCTATTAACAGGACCAGAAACACCATCTCTTTGCTTGATTAATTCTTCTCTTTTCTTTTTAGCATTTTCTATTTCTACTTTTAATTGATCTTTTGATAATCCTGAGAGTTTATTTATAGAATCTTCGGTGTCATCAACAAGTCCTTTTTGTGTTGCTCTAAATTTCAACAGTAAACCAATAGCTGCTGCTAATCCTGCTGCTAAAGCAACGTAAGGATTTACTAACGCTATTACATTAAATGCAGCTTGTGAGTTAGCAGCACCAGCGATAGCTTTTCCTAATGCAAGCCATTTTGCTTTCATTACGGTGAGAATACCACTAAGCCCTCCAATCGATGCCATAAAAGCTTGAAGTTTTAAAGTTGCAAATGCAGTAGAAACAGTACCTACAACAATAGCAATATCAGCAAAATTCTTAACAACAAATTTAAGGACTTCAGTAAGAGCTTTGAAGCCATCTACAGTTATTCTTGCAAACTCTCCCATAACAGGAGCTAATTCTGTTAATAATTCAGCCTGTAATATTTGAAATTCTGCACCAATATCTTTAAAGTTTTCACCAACAGCTAATCTCATTTTATTAGTTGCGATTACTAATCTAGCTCCAGCTTCAGCATTTGATCTAGCTATTTCTTTTGCGATTGGGATATATTCTTCTCCTAAACTTGCAATAAATTTAGAGAGCATATCTAAGCCAACAGTTCCATTTTTAAGTGACTCTTGAAGGGATTGGGTGGTCATGTTATTAGCTTTAGCAAATGCTGTCACTGCTCCTGGGAATCTTTCGCCCAACTGTCCCGATAGCTCTTCTGCCGATACTTTTCCTTTTGAGAATATTTGGACCATTGCGGTTAATGCAGACTTAACATCATCTGCTGTACCACCTGTCGCTTTAATAGCTGCAACTGTATTTATGAAAGCTTCTTCCGCATTGTGGACATTTCCACCAGCACCAAGAACCGCAGCACTTAGTCTCTGCATACCTTTAATCGCTACTTCTTGAGGTACGTTAAATTCTTCAGTAGCTCTATTTGCAGCCTTTAAAGCAATTTCAAAGTCTTGTTCATTTCCAATAATCCCTCTTAAAGCTATTTTTGCTTTATCTAATGAAGCTGTATATTTTGCCGACTCACTAATAGCTCCAGCCAAAGGCTGTATTACCTGACTACCAATCAATCCACCAGTTACTATCCCACCGGCTACATCTCCTCCTGTTAATGATGAGATAGCTCCCCCAGCTAAACCCCCAGCTACACCTGATGGACCTCCTACAAAAGCAGATCCTAATAAAGCAGTACTTGCACGACCTAAATTAAAATTTCCACCTTTTGCTTTTCTAAGTTTTTTATCTATTAAATCAATATCTCTTCCAAGTTCCTTAAATTCTTGACTGTTTAAATCAGTTTGACTTTGTAAAGTTTGCAATGCTGCTCTTTGATTATTCAAAGAATTAACACTATTACCAGCAGCCCTAGAAGCATTATTTATATCAGATCTTAACTGTTGTGTACTAAGACCCAATCTTTCTGTCTGTGCTGTTACTTGAGTTAGTCCAATATCCGATATTTGTTGCATTAATTGGCTGTTACCGCCAAAAGTATTCCTAGAAAATCTTGCATCAGCAAGCATGCTTCTTTTTTGTGCAGCAGTTACAGGAACTTTATTTAATGCTTCTAATTCTCCTTTTGCCCTTGTTATTTCTTTGCCTAATGTTCTATATGAATGACTATTAGTTGCAACTACACTTCTTAACTCTTCAAAAAGCTTAACTTGTCCTTTTAATGCTTTTTCAGAAAGTTTTGCTTTACCACTAAAATCCTTAAATTGTTTTATTTGTGCTGCAAGTTCTTCTTTTGAAAAACTAACTTTTGTCGAAAAATCTTCAAAAGCTTTACTTATTTTTTTAAATGCTCCTGCATTAGCTACTTCAAGCTGAAGCGTTAATTTTTCTACACTCCTTGCCATTTATTTTTTCTCCTTATTAATAATCTTCAAGGCAGTAGATTCCATGATTTGCAAACCATATAAAACTTTTGA